GTACCGTAGCGCGTATTCCACTCCAAAATCATGTCGGCCTGCTTATCCGGTGGGAAATCATTACGCCTCCACATATTGACGAAGTGGATGAAGCCATCTGAGTCTTGACGGAGGACAACCATAACGGAAAAATCTTGACCCACACCATGAGCGGGGTCAAATCCAATGGAATATTTCGATTCGTGAATCTTTTCCTTTTCCAATATGGAGTCCATATCCAAATTCTTCCGAGTTAGATTACGGGGATAAACGGCGGCGTCATCATCAATGACCCTGCATAGATACTCCTGCACGAAAGACAATTCGCCCATAGCCTCTTTCTGTTCTAAGAGGAAATCAAGAGGTCTAAATTCCGGCCATAATTCTTGGGGCAAAATTGTTGGGTCGCTTTTATATTCATCCCAATTCACAATTGCAGACCAAGTACCGGATTGCCAAGTCGAATTTTCCAACATCTCCGTGTGATAAAGGTCAATCATACTCAAAGGGGTCCCAATCACATAAATGGAGGTACCCGGACTCAACATAGGAGTTATTTTCTTGCGAAACCATTCAGAGATAGTTTTCATGTTCATATCCCCCAAATCATCGAGAACATCATCGAATGCGATACAGGCTGGGTGTTCACCACGAATTGCGGCCCCAACCGAGGTCGCCCGAATCCAAGCGCCGTTAGTAAATCGCAATTCCAATTTGTTGCCTCGCTTTGGGTCGAGATATCGGGATAATTGAGGGTGACGCTTCATGTCGTCCCTAATTTCCTCAAGACGGCGCGAGGCCAAATCCTTGCTTGCTGAGAACAACCAACAAGTGAAGGGTTTATCACGCCACTTGTCGAAAAGCGCATGGTGTAGTAATTTGATTCGTAGAGTAGTGGATTTGCTGTGGTCGCGTGGTGCAATCACACATACCCTATGAACCTGTACATCTCCCCTATTGCTGTAAAGGTCCATCCATTCGCCTATGTGGTCGCCCCATGTGTAGCCGAGCCATCGGTAAAAATAGGAAACATCAGTACGCGAACGCTCCATAGCAATATTTATGTCGAGGGACATTTCAGCCCTCCTTAATCACAGGAGCATACAAACTCCCAATTATGCCCTCTTCCGCATCCAATAGGAAGGCGAAGATACCGGGACGGTTCAAGTAGCCGTGTTTATGATGATATCGGTCGGTTCCCGATAGGGAAGGTAATTGAATAACGAAACAACCACCCTTCTCTATCATGTGCGTGTGGTGTTTATGACCGGTGAACCATACATGATTTGTAGAAGAGCCCCAATCATCACGCTTTTCATTAGCCATAACCAGCGGCAAATCAACACCCTTCACGAAATCGCCATGCGTAAATCCGAGAAGGTTGTTTTGCCATCTGAGATACTGCCTGTTGCGTGGGGAAACTATAACCTCCACATCATCACAGTTTTCATAGACCGCATGAAGATAGAGTGCTAATGCGAGTGCGGTATGCCTATCGTGATTGCCATTCATAAACACCACTTGGATAGGAGCAATACCTCGTAACATTTCAATATGCTTCCTCGCCAATTCACAACCACCCATCAATATTTCAGCGGGCGAACCCGCCAAGTCTTGTGAAGTACCTTTCGTCGTAGTACCTTGCTCGTTATCAACATGGAACCAATCAGAGCCCGTCGCAACCACTATCAATTCGGGTCGAGAAGGCAGACGGGAAATCAGAGCAGAGGTTTTCTCACTTAGTCGCTTTGTAGCCTCATCCAAGTCATAACTCTCGCCTGTTTCGATGCCCCACCCATATTTTCCATAATGAAGGTCCGTAGGGGAAATTACCACTGCATAGGGTTTGCCGTCCTCCATCTCTATATGAGGGACTCCGTGAGTTAGGTCCTTTTCTGCAATAATCTTCTTGAAATCAGCGAGGAAGGTTGCGTCGATTTCACGATACTTCTTCGCCTCCCTTTGTGTAGCCAACCAATCTCGCTTTTGGGCTTCGACGGCGATTTTGCGGCGCCTCTCAAATAGGAATAATTCTGTGAGGTCTTCAACATCAGTATTCAGAACCTCTTCATCGGTGAAGGGGTCCATAGCGTGACGCCACCCATGCGCCCGTATATACTCAATAATCCAAGATGAAGGCATATCAAACTTGAGAGCCATTTCGTCAGAAGTCATTCCACCCGATACGGAGGAATATGCTCGACGCATATCACGGTGTTTTTCACCTTCGACTTGAAGAAGGTCGTTCATAGACTCAATCCAAGTCAGATAAATGTCTGCTCCCTTGTCGTAGTAAATCCGAGCGTGAGTAACTCTCAAATTTTCTTTGGGCTCAACATACTCACCCACTCCTTTTCGATAGGTATTGCTTTCATCGAGTTTCGCCCATCGGATAACGGCCATTCTCCAAGCCTGCACAGAGCGAGAAGGCTCTATCGAGTGAAGGTATCGGGCAAAGTCCATAGCGGAAATGAATCCCTTTGAGGCATACTGCTCTATAATGTCGTTGCCCCCAACGAACCTTTGCGCCATTATCCCGAGGGGGAGTCCTATGATACTTAACCGTTCGTTCTTTTCGTTCATTTAGATGACCACCGAAGGAATTATCGGCTCGCAGTATCTCGGTTTTTTCAATTCTTGAATTCCTTCAAAGGTATGTTTGGATAAGGTTTCCTAAATCTCCATACCTTTGAAGGAATTGAAAATATTGAGAACAGGCTTTCAGTGCCTCGATTAAATTATTTTCTGAAACACCGAAAATATGGAATAAATTAACAAAAACGGGCGAATGTTTATGAATCATCGGAAAATTAGGAGTATCATGGCCGAGAGGCGTCGTTTCAACATATTTCCGTGGCGAAGCGTAAAAAAGGCGAAGAAAGAGCAGGTAATAGAGCGTGAACCCACGAATAGGCCATTTCGCGCTGTGGCTGGAATACCCGATATTGTGAGGGATACTGAGAGGCTTAGAAGCGACAGCAAATTCGATAACGAATTCGACTTGTACGACAGTATGCTGAAATTGGACCCCGAATTGAACGGTGCAGTCCGAGCAGTGTCCCTAACGGCAAATAATTACTCCATTAACTACTCTCGCGGGAAAAATGCTCGCATACGGGATGAAATACGAGAATTGGTTGAATCGAACCTCGACTTTGACGATTTTCTAATCAATGCCATGCGTGGCTTGATGGTGTACGGTAACGACATTAACAAAATCGTCGGAAAGGAAGGGGAGGGAGTAACCTCCCTAATTTCGCTCCCCGTAAAGCAGGTCACAATAATTGATAGGCGCGGAGTCTTAGATTCGATGTTTGGAGCAGGTGAAAATAATCCAATCGTGAAACCCACCAACTATGTTCTCCGAGAAGGCACAACTGAGGTTCAAGAGTTTCCAGCCGACGAGATGTTGCATATCAAGATTGATTACCGGTCTAATTGGTTCGTGGATAACAAGGGTCGCACTTCCTACGGAATTTGGGGCGCTTCTCGCTTCACCTCGCTCAAACAAGCAATTAGGATGAAATACAACACGATGAATAACAGATTGTCGCTTGAAGACGCTATGACTAAGCAGTACATCACAATTGACCAATCAGCCATCGAACATATCCAAGACCCGGCAGAACAACACGAAAGGCTCGTCTATATCATTGATGAGGTCATTACGCTGTTTGAAGGATTGAGAGGCGACCAAATTCCCGTCCTTCCGCATTATGTGTCCCTTCATCATGTTGACTTAGAGAATACGATGCCGGATAGTATGGGATTCCTTGATGCGGTCAATTCCGACATAGCCGCCGTCCTTCAAGTACCGAGGGTTGCCTCCGGGCAGGAGCGGGGCTCGACTTTCGCCGCTACCTTTAATGCGAACCTATGGGCCGTTCAAGCCATCAGTAGAATGCACCGAATACTGCATGATGCCTGCACGAATCTCTTTTCGCTACATTTAGACCTTTTAGGTATTCCACACCGCAAACAAGACCTTCCAACACTGATTTTCGATACGATGGATACAGAAAGCCCGCTCAATCTCATGCAACGGGTATCACTCGGATATACGAGCGGTATTATGACTCTCAATCAAGCATTGGAAGAATTGAACCTTCCACCTGCCAAAGAGGGCGGAGAAGACCGAGTTAGCGATAATGAAGAGATACCCGAAGGTGGAGAAGGGTACCCCGATAA